TGGACTTTGAAACGAACAACGACACGCAATACATCGCTGGCAAGTTACGCCGACTAATCTTGGCTTATGTAAACGGGGGTAACTAATGCTTGCCTATGTTTTGCCCGAAGATAAGTTTGACTATTGCATCTCTTGCAACTATCTAGAGGAAGTTGTAGCCGTTGTTTGGCTTGACTCTTCCGATGCCGAAGAACCCCTATGCAAAGAATGCGCGGAAACTATTCCATGCGAATACCTAGCCGAAACGGAAACCCCCTAATGAAACGTCCCGACTCTAAGCGAACAGTCACGGCAAAAGCCCGTTCTATCGTCCTAAGAAACGCTAGGCGAACCAAACAACTAACAGGAAGAGGAATCTAATGCTATGCAGACTTTGCCAATGGCAAGCACTCAACACTCACGACCTAAGTTTCTGCCCGGATTGTGGCGCGGAATCAAACTACCTAATCGAACTAGAGGACTAACTAATGCACGACTATCTGAACGAACATCTCACCCTAGAAATCTCACCGACCGAGCGCGTAGCCGTTTACATCGAACAAGACTATTTCCCCGTGGAAGATTTTGTAGGCGATGAGCTTGGAATCTTCACCTTGCACAAAGACCGTTCACTCTCGAACATCGAACGCGGTGAACATTCACCGGCGTTATACGAACTACTCAACCGCGTAAACCGTGACCAAGAGGAATCGGCAATCGGGAAATACCTATCACTTCATAACCTGCACTATAAGTTCGTTACCCTTCGCGGTTACAGCCAGTCCGATTGGGCAGACGTTGTGATTTATGCAGACGACCCTGCAATCCTGGACTCAGACGAATCTTTGAAATCTTGGTTTCGCGGTGACGTATTCATGCTATGCCACGAGCAACTAATAACCTTTACAAGTTCCGACTCAGACCGAGTAATCGAACAATGGGAAACCCTAGACTCAATCGGCGCGGTTATTCTCGACACGCCCGAGGATGTAATAGATTTTGCAAAAGTAGACTTTGGCATTACGCTATAAACAAGAGATAACAAACACTCACTTCACCTAATCAGAAAGGCAACACAATGGAAACCAAACTAGCAATCATCGAACGAGCAAAAGCCGAAATCCGCGAGGACGTTATGGCAGGGGTTGTCCCCGGTAACACCTACGACTTTGAAAAGCTGCACGAATACGTAGACGCTAACGAATACGGCGGATTCACCGAAGACAACTTCACGACCGATTGGGATTTTGTTGTGGACGTGCAGAACATTCTTGACGCATGGATGAAAAAGACTGGCATCGACCTAGAGGAAGAGAACTAATGGAATACACCGACCTAACCGATGGCGAAGTTCTAGACGCAACCTGGAAACTACTCACCGAGGAAAACGCAACCGCCGAGGAAGTAATCGCCTACCTACGAAAGACAGGATTCTAAATCATGCTAACGAGCTTTCAATCCATAAAATCAGAACTAGCCGATTCGTTTGATTGGCTAACCGAAGACAACCTATACGAATACGTAGACGGATTTGTCCCGGTTTACACCAATGAGATAATCGCCGAGTGGACAATCATGCCGAACGAATACGACAATACCTGGCAGGAACTAGGACTATCAGACAAGGCGACAATCACCGACCGAATGAGTGCCGACCTATACAACTATTACCGCGACCAAGTTCAAGCTGCATACGAAGAACTAGTGGCCGAGAACGAAGAAACCGACTAGGTTGTGGATAACTTTTATTCCGCGCCTTACCCTATCGCCTATAAATACGTGATAATATAATAAATATATATATAAAGTATTAGGTAATAATCAAAAAGCTGCTATATAAATCATATGCGTTGCAATCCTGCAACATATCCGATTACAATCGAACCGCCCGTTACCAAACCGTTACCAAATAGTGTTATGTTTTATGTCTACGACCTATTAGAATGAAGATATCAGATATAACACTTTTCACCCTGGAAAAAGCCACTCACAGACTTTTCACAGGATTCACCTAAAACTAAAGCTGCAAGTTATCCACAGGAGGAAACGATGATTTACAAGATTGAAACCAAGCAAGGATTTATCGAATACGAGTTCGCCGATATGCAATCTGCCAAAGATTACGTGATGGCCTTCCTGTCCTGGTCCGGGACCAAGTATCGAATCGTCAAAGCCCGCCAGACCGTAGCAACCGCTAACCTAGTTTCAACCAAGGACTTTTATCAGGAGGTAAACGCCTAATGCCACACCCGACACTAACTCAAGCTGCAACCAAGCACTACCGCCTAAACGCTTATGCCGATGGCTTTGGTAACTGGCATTGTGAAATCATGTTTGCCGTCCCGATGGGCAACACCAACCAAGCACACTCAATCTTGGTGAACTCTATCCGCCACGCGAAGAAGACAATCCGCGAGGAAATGTCAATCCGCTACAACAACCTAAAGCCTAAGTTGCGCTACGAGGTTACAGCCAATAGACTTACACCACAGAACCAAATCACCTACTTGCGCGTATCAGAGATTGGATAACTAAAATGAAGAAGAATGAACTTACCGTTGGCAACTACTACGCATATAACCGTAGCCGTGACACCCTGCCGTCTTACGTGACCAAGGCGAAACTTGTCGGCCTGGATTCAGAGAAGGGGTATCGCGCTAAGTCTGGCACGGTTGCCGTTGAGTTCGCACACACCAGAGGATTGGGCGATAACCGCGAGGAATACAAGAGCGTTCAGTATGTGCAGCTTTACACCCTAAAGGGTGATTACGAAACCATCGCCAACAAGATTGAACTACGCAAGAAGGATATCCAAATCAACAACTTGCAGAATCAGATTGAGAAGAACCGCCGTATTGGCGTTATGAACCAACACAAGGGCGCGTTCATCGAGTTCGGTATCCGGCCATATGCATTCAGTGACTACCGCCCAGACTTTACCATCGCGTTCACCGAGGCACAGTTCGTGACCGTATCCAAGTTACTTGCAACCTACAACAAAGACCTAGCCGAGGCGCAGGCCGATGCTAGAGAATCACAGCAACTATCTCATATGATTGGGAGTAACTAATGGCGACCTGGACCGTAGAACAAAAAGTAGAAGTTTGGTATAGCACAACCGTTGAGGCCGACACCCTAGAGGAGGCTATCAAAGCTGCAGACGAGAGTAGCGATTGGAATATCCAACCGGCCACCCGAGAGTTTTGCGATGAGTATTGGGCGATGAACGAGGACACCACAGACCAGTATTCAGTCCTAAACGGATTGGTAATCAAGGAGTAATAATGTTCGTTGGAACTATTGAGACAAGCAACTACACGCTAAACGCATATGCAACCACAGCGGAGGCCGTTCACGATTTGCTAGTCGAAGCCTGGGGGAAACACGCAGAGGATACCGGGGCTTGGCTATCCTTCGATGAGATGGATGCAAACATCCGTGAGATTGAGGCCGGAAAAGTTTATTGGGAATAAGTATGGGATTTAGTATGGTATAATATAACTATGAAAATCCCAGAGAACTACCTAAAAAAAGTAATAAAGACTGATTCATGTTGGCTATGGAACGGACATATAAACAATAGTGGATATGGAAGATTCAACGCCAAGGATATGCCAGACAGATATGTTCATAGAGCTATGTTCTATTGGGCTAATGGCTATCTACCTGCAAGACCAAACGTTGTTGGACATAGTTGCGATGTTAGAAGCTGCGTAAATCCAGGGCATCTATCGGAACAGACTCAGCAAGAAAACGTTAGACAGTATTCACAACGTATCACGAGTTGCCCTAGTGGCCACGAATATGATATAAATAATACATACATTAGGAAAGGTGGCTCTCGCAAGTGTCGAGAGTGCAATCGCCTAAGTGAACAAAGGAGATTATCATCGGGTTAGACATGTATCTATCCGCACGTAAATATGTAAGCGACTACGCCTACGAAAACGGCAAGGGCAGCTTCGAGATTGGCAACATCCTAGAGAGCGTCGGCCTGGACCGTAGTGACCTATCAGAAGAATGTCCGTCTGCAACCGTGAGTATCAACATCGCTTACTGGCGCAAGGCTAACGCGATTCACAACTGGTTCATCGAGAACGTGGCAGACGGCTTGGACGATTGCCAGCCAGTTGAAGTATCACGCGAAGAGCTGCAGGATTTGTGCTATGACATCAAGGAGGTTCTAAAGGTTCGTGACATGCAGGAAGCCAACCCGGACGAGGCCTTGCCTACGCCAGAAGACATCCTGCCAACCGCTAGTGGATTCTTCTTTGGTGGCACAGAGTATGACGAATACTACTGGGAGTATCTAGAAAGCACTCTAGACCGTCTACGTTCAATCCTTGGCAACCCTACGTTCGAGGACTTTGATTTCGAGTATCGGGCTTCCTGGTAAGCCAACAACAAGGAGAGAAAATGATTACATCAAGTTATGACCTAAACATCTATTGCGATGGCGAGAAGGTTAGTGCAGCTCTGTATCAGTTACGATATGACGCAGCTTTCCAGACCTACGAAACCAACTCAAGTAAGTATGTAACCATCAGTTACGATATGTCGAACGAGGAGGACTTCAATGCTATCGCCTTCCTATTGCGCGACTTTGCTTGGGATTACGACAAGGCAATGTATACCGACTATGATACTTGGGAGGACATAGTTGAGTTTATGCGACACGCACCAAACGAGATAGAGAACTTCATCAAGAACTACACCATTGAATACGATTGTGAGGAATACAATGTCAGCGAATAATGATTTCTACTTTGCACAGGACGGCAGCTTTGGCAGTGCAGAGGAACTAACCATCTTTGATACTACCGATTGGACAGACGAGGACTGGGAACTGATTGAGTTCTCAACCGACATGGAACGCTCAGATGTAGCACAGAAGATATGGGCGAAATACAATGATTAGTATCGACATTCAACAGAAGGACGTGGAGATAATCATGTCGGCCTTGAAGACCGCCGAGTCTGCATATACTACCAACGGGCAGTGGGTAGCCAGTAAGACAATCAGCAAGATAAATCAGGCATTACACAAACAGATTTATGGATTCGTGAAGGGATAGTATGGCAGACAAGAAAGATATTGACGCGGTAAAAGCTGCAATCAAGACAGCCCGCGCGACCGAGAAGAACGCTATCAGCAACGCAAAGCGTAAACTTGCAGACCTGGTAGACGAGATGGTTTCTCACGAGCACGCGAATGTAGTAGATGCAATAAGACGTGCGCTAGTGTTGCAGATGTCATCACGTAAGATTGGCGAGGCGTATGGTTCATCAGACCCACACACAATCAAGCGACTAATCAACGAGGCTGTAGCCGGAGTTACCAGTAACGATGGCGGAGTTCACCCAGAGTGGAAACTCACTCGCAACATGGACGGCACGTTCACCATCACGGCCTTCGGCCTGGGTGATGCCAAGTTGAGTGGCTCAGGCGTGTTCTCTATTGACGAGGATGGCGAGAACTTCTCGCTAGTGGACGGCGATGCTTTTATCGCGGTGCAGCTTTACAAACTAGGACAAAAAGATATCGTATTGGAGGAAGCACGTGGCTAATGAGGACTACTATGAACTTACTGAAACTCTTGGTGAACTATCTAACTATTACTCTGACACTATTGGGCGCGATATTCGTATGGGGTCTGATATTGATGGTGATGTTTGGCTATCTAGTAACCGCACAAACGGCAAAGAATATTTCGACTCGATTGAAGAGGCAGAACGCCGAGTAAAGTTGTTGTATAACGACCTGCTACCAGACGAAGATGAGATTGACCCGCTAGAAGGCTTTTAGTGATTGGGGTTGTAGCCATTGTGCTATTCACCCTTTGGTATTTGAACCATAAGAAGGAGATAAATGAGCAGAGAACAACTGAGTCCACTGACATTGGAACAGCGTCAGATGAAGGCAGTCGAGAAGATTATCTCAGAGCCTACCAAGGCAGCTCTCAACGCTTCCCTTATGGGAACGGGGAAGACGCTTATGGGCGTGGAGGTAGCGAAGCACCTTGGCAGTCAGACCATACTAATCGTTGGACCACTTAACACTTACTGGGGTTGGTGGGATACCATCCAGCGACAGACCGGCTACAAGAGCGTCATTCGCAAGATTGACAGTAGCAAGTCTGGCAAGGAGGCCATGCAGTTATTGATTGCTAAGGAACCTGGGTGGTATTTCATCGGCCGTGAGTATTTCAGAACGCAGGTCTGGGATAAGATTGTGCCAGATATTGCTATGGTTGATGAGTGCCACTTCGCACAGAACCGCAACAGTAAGTCATTCAAGTCGCTTATGAAGTTGAAGTCTGGCTTTAAGTTGTCAATGTCGGGAACGCCATACGGCAATAAGTTTGAGGGCTTCTGGGCAGTAACGCGATGGCTATGGCCTAGCGTTGTGCCTAAGAGTTTCTGGTCTTGGGTGTATGACTACTGTCGGACTGGGTATTCACCATTCAGTAAGATGGATATCCTTGGCGAGTTGGAACCTGGTAAGTTTGCCAAGTCCCTTCCGTGCTATATCCGTCTTGAGCCTAACCATAATCTAGAAGTCGTAGAAGAGACTAGATTCGTAGACCTTGTGCCAGCACAGCGCAAGATTTATGAGAAGTTCGAGAAAGACTTGGTTGTGTGGCTAAAGGATAACCCGATGATTGCAGAAGTTCCAATTGCAGCTCGCATTCGCCTACGTCAGATTACCCTTGCAGTGCCAAGTATCAACGAAGCCAACGAGGTTGTCTTCGAGGCAGACGCGGTAAGCACTAAGTATCGTGCGCTTCAGGAAATCATTGAGGATAATCCGAATGAACCTATGTTGCTCTTGACTGATAGCCAGAAGTATGCTAACCTTATTGCAACACGACTTGGCGATTCCGCATTCGAGTGGAGCGGCCAAGCTAATCAAGCAAAGCGTGAAGCTGCCAAGCAGGAGTTCCTAAAGGGCAAACTAAAGTATATCGTTGCAGTTATTCCAGCGATTGCCGAGGGCGTAGACGGATTACAGGATGTATGTTCTACAATCGTCTGGCTATCACATAGCGACAGTAACCTAATGAATCAGCAGGTTATCGACCGCATTCGCAGACGTGGCCAGAAGAACATTGTAAAGATTTATGACATCGTGGCACGTGATACCTATGATGAAGGCCAGTTGTCTTCGCTTGTAGAAACGCAGCTTGCTATGAACGCAAGCCTTAGGGAGGAAAAGTAATGTCACTTATTGATGGACCAATCAATCAACCAGAACACGATTGCTGTGAGGCAGATGAATGTATAGAGCCAGACGAAGAGCAAAACATCGAATGCCGATGCGAGAAGCACTACTGCGACAGCTGTGGTTTACAGTGCAACTGCCGTTGCGACAGCGACTACGACAACTGGAAGGATAGCCAATATGACTAATGAGACACCAATCTACAATCAGATGCAGAAGCACTATGCGATGATGAGAGAGACTATTCGGATAGAACAGCGTATTGAACTCGTAAAGCAACTAAAGGCAATCAAGAAGCCAGTCAAGCAAGTTCAGGATTTGATTAAGGAGTATGAGAATGCCGAGATTAAAAACACCTAAGCCACCATGCTCTGTAAATGACTGCAAGAACCAGAGCTGGCGACTTTATGAGTACTGCCGAATGCACCAAGCCAGGGTAATGAGAACTGGCACAGTGGATGGTATCGCTAGACTTCGCGCAATCAACAAAGAAGCGAAGCAAGAGCGGGCTAAGTTCTGTAAGGAAGAAGGATGCCAAGATAAGGTAGTCCAACGCTTCCGTTGCGAGTGGCACTATGACGACTTGATTGAGCGGATGCGGATACGCAACCAGCAGAACTATGAACTAATGCAAGAGTACGAAGACATCGACTACGATGACTTCTGGGAATGGGTAAAGAAGGAGTTGAAGTTAGATGCCTGAATTTTTGCAGGGTATTTGCATTGGCTACTTTCTATATCCAACAGTAAACAATATAGTTACTGGCCTTATCGCCCTTATCAAAGGAGAGAAGTAAATGAAGCGTTTTATTTTTTATGCACTAGACCAATACACTATCAAGGTTTTATGCCGTAAAGAGTGGGAGGCTGGTGTTCAGCATGGGATTGTTTGCGAGCAGCAGCGCATTATCAAGTTGCTAGATGCGCATATTGGATTAGGTCATTGCGACTTCTGTAATTACGACATGGAAGGGTGCGAAGTCGCTGGTCTTACCTCTCTCATAAAGGGAGGAATAAATGGGCGATAACGTTCCAATTACTGCAGCTGAGTTAATTGAAAAACTAAAGCAAATTCCGCCAGACACTAAGATTATTGTTGCTGAGTATGATTCAGAGTACATGGGAACGCACTACAATCATGTATATGGCGTTAGCCCTAGCGGCTTTATTGGATATGGTCTTTGTAAAGAGGACTGGTACGAGGAGGAAAATTATGAGTAAGATGAACGAACAATGGTTACAAGAAAACTATCCACAGCAACAGGAGGAAGCCGATGAATAAAGCGGAGATGGTAACAGAGTATCTAGAGTGGCGAAACAATAAGGCCAATCAGTTTCGATACTCAGGTGAAGATGAGTTCTCACCGGAAGCATGGATTCAGGAAACCTTAATGTCCGATGCTCTTGTTAGAATCAATCTGATTAAGGATGTTCTGGAGAGAACAGACCCGGACCCGATTGAGTTTGCAGGTATCATTCACGCCCTGGTTTACGACGACCTAAGCAAGCCAATCGTAATTGATGACTCTTACCAGGATGAAGAAGAATTGGAATAAATGAGCGAATACCAGTGGGAGCAAGCGGATAAGAATAATCCGTGGGGTAAGAAGAGAGCCAGGGGAAGTCACTGCTCTAAGGGGCATGAGTTCACCGAGGAGAATACTTTTATTCGCCCACTTGATAACGCCCGCGTGTGTCGACAGTGCCGTAAAGAATATGCCAAGATGAAGTATCAGGAAAAGAAGATACAGAACAACGGCGTGGCACGAACTAAGAAAGAAAAGATTCAGGTATTTGAACTATCTGAATCAGTTCCACTACTTGACAAAGCAATCCCATTCTGGGATAATCTACAACAGGGGTTACGAGAAACAGACGTAGCCTGCACTGATGACCCAAGAGCTTGGGTTGATTACTCAACTAAGATGTCGTGGCAAGAAGCCGAAGAGATGTGCCATATGTGCCCACTCATAAAGGCCTGTTATGACTTCGCGGTTGCGCAAGAAGTAAACGCTGGTATCTGGGGCGGTATTCACTTTGATGAGGAAGAGGGTGGCTTGTTTGACATTGACTGATGCACAGGTAAAAGAGATGACTGTTGGTTTATTCCTTCAGGAATCAGAACGAGACAAGCAGCACAAGGTTGGAGCATCACAGATATCTGACCCTTGTACTAGGCATCTGGCTCACGCGCTTGTGCGTACAGAACAAGAAGTACAAAAGTACTGGATGGGAGGCAAGATTGGTACAGCTATTCACGGATTTATTGAGCGTGCTATTGCCGATAGCGATAATGTTCTTTTCGACGGCGCTCTTGTCGAACAAAAAATCGGACTTGGTATTCTTGACGGGTATGGTTCTATATCTAGCAAGCCTGACTTGGTTCTGGTACGTAGCAACCACCTAATCGACTGGAAGACCACATCACGCACCAAGATTAAAAAGCTGCAGAACTTTGTGGCGGGATTAAAGCATGACTCAGCATCAGAGTATACGCTTCGCAAGTATGTTGGCCAAGCGCAATTGTATGCTTGGGGATTAAACCAAGGAGGCATCAAGATTGATAAAGTTACTTTGGTATTTATTAATCGTGATGGTACTTATGACAATGACATCTGGACTTTCAGTGTGGACTACGATTCACAGTTTGCACTAGAGTTGTGGGCGAGGCTAGAAGCGCTTTGGTCTGAGCTGCAAGACGGGGCTCACCCAGAATCGTATGCGCCACACCCTGATTGCTACAAATGCTCTACGGGTATTTAACGACACGCTGATAGAAGTCTCTACTAGGTTTCTAGAATCATATGTGTTATACTGTACAAACAAGAAACAAGGAGGAAACAAATGAGTGAAGCAACAAAGGCACCACAGCCAGCATTTCTAAAGATGATTCACAAGGCTGAGACACTGAACCGACCTAAGTCAATGTTGTTCTACGGAGACGCAGGACGCGGAAAGACTTGGCTTGCAGCTTCGATTTCAGAAGTAGCAGAGTTCGGCCCGGTTCTGCTAATCGATGCAGAGGGTGGCTCATCAGCAATCGCCCGTGACTTCAAGACCGTAGATGTTATTCAGGTTGAGAAGCACGAGCAGTTCCAAGCGGTCTACGACTGGCTAATGGAAGGCGACCACAAGTACCAGACAATTATCATCGACACCATCGGCGTTGTGATGGACCGAGCTGAGAAGTTCTTCGGCGAAAAGCCAGAGAACAAGGGCAACAAGTTCGGTAAGTGGGGCGACCTAAAGAACTGGGCGAATGAAATCTTCCGCACGTTCCACACCGCCCCATTTGTGAGCATACTTATTGCTCACGCCTTCGATGACAAGGACGAGAACAGCGGTGCTATCAAGACCACTGCGATGCTTCCTGGTTCGTTCAAGGCAACCCTTCCATCCATCCCAGACATCGTTGGTTACATGACCATCGAGGCGCAGGAAGATGGCCCACCACAGCGAGTCCTAGTAGTTGGACAGTCGGACCGATTGGTTACCAAGAACCGCTTTGGTTTGCCGGCTAAAATCTACGACCCATCCATGAAGTCAATCATGGAACTTATCAATAAAGGAGGAAAGTAATGGCTAAGAAAACAAAGGTAGAACCTAAGGTTCACCGCACACCGGAAGAGATTGCACCAGCACTATTGCAGGCGCACATCGAAATCGAATTGGCAAGCAAGGTAACTGGCGCAGCTCTAGATGCCCAGCGTCACGCAGAACGTGCACTTGCTCAGATTCATGCAGAAATCAAAGAAGCCCTAGAGGCAGCACAACAGGAGGTAAAGTAATATGTCAGCAATTAAACTAAACATCACTCAGGATGCACTCGACTCAACCACAGGCGGAGATTACACGCCAGTGCCAGAGGGCTCATACAACGCAACAATCTTTGACGTAAAGTCGGATGAAGTAAAGTCAGGCGACAACGCCGGCAAGCCACGCTTCAACATTCAGTTCCGACTATCGGGCCCAGGCGTTGACAACCGCCGCGTCTTTAGTTACGTTCCACTATACGTAGCCAAGGACTTCTGGAAGACCAAGGCCTTCTTCTCGGCGCTTGGTATTGACATGGAGGTTGGCTCATTCACCGTGCCAACCCCAGACGAGCTTGCCGGTAAGGCCATTGGCGTTCGCGTCAAGATTGGCACCGACATGGAAGGTAAGCCTCGCAACGAGGTAGGTGGCTTTGATAAGCCAACTTCAGACGCAGCTTCATTGCTTGCAGCTTCAGGCGCAAAGCCAGTTGGCGATGTCTGGTAATACCTAAATGGGCAGTCCTGAGACATGACTTAAAACTGTCTCACAAGCCCCCGCTGGCGCTATACGCTTTCTATCTCTCCCTCCTTTGTGCGTATAACTCTGGTTCGATTCCAGGTCGGGGCACGGATAGATGATGCGCAAGAGTATGGGATACTCAGAGCACTGGGCAAATAGCCTCCCAACGCCTCTCTCTATCAAGTAACAAGAATTGAAGGCTGCTGGAGCAATGCGCACTGGCTACTTGCAAGGACTGGATAAACTTGTTGCGATTGCCCCCTAGCTCAATGGCAGAGCAGGAAGCTGTTAACTTCAAGGTTGCTGGTTCGAGTCCAGCGGGGGCAGCAAACAGTAACAACGGTCAGTTAGCCTAGCGTAAACTAACCCCCGCCTGTACTTTCATGTCTGGTGCTAGGATGTTAGTTGTTACTGGGTAGGTTCTGCAGGACCTGCCAATTTGCCTCAATAGCTCAGTTGGTAGAGCGCCATACTTGTAATATGGATGTCGCGGGTTCAATTCCTGCTTGGGGCTCCAACAGGCAGAGAAACTGTCTCGGAGGCATCTGAGATAAGTCAAACCTGGAACTATAGTACAATGGCAGTACGCAGAGGTCTGAATGCAGGACATAATCTGAAATCTTGGTTCAAATCCAAGTAGTTCATTTAAGGGTTCTAAGTGTTACGGTAGCACAACGGTCTCCAACACCGTTAGCGAAGGTTCGACTCCTTCAGAATCTGCGGAGAGTAAATAATCAATCAAAGGAGGATATATGCAGACAGGCGATTTTCTAGCCTCCGTCTATGGCGATGCCAAAGGTCTAGCGACCATCGTAACCAAGGGTGCGACTGGTGAGCTGACCGAGCAGAAGTTCTTTGAGTACCCAGCACAGGCTGAAGACATGGTGAACTACTGCCTTGCTCGCAACACTGAAGACGTATACTATTCACCAATCCTATTCAATGCACCACGCCGAATCAAGGAGAACGCTAAGACCGTTCACGTCATCTATGCAGACGCTGACGCTTGTGGCCCAGAGAACTTCCTTGTCGAGCCGTCTATCTCAGTTCAGACTTCAGATGACCGCTGGCACACATACTGGATGCTTGATTCAGAAGTGGACCCGCAGGTTGCAGCTCTTCTATCTAAGAAGATTGCCTACGCTCACAAGCACCAAGGTTGCGACCTGTCGGGTTGGAACACAACCAAACTTCTTCGCATCCCTAACACTATGAACTGCAAGCCGGGCAAGAACGTGCCTGTTACTGCAACTACTAATGGTGCAATCTATTCTATCGATGACCTAGAGCTGCACTACGGGGATGTAGAAGTAGAGCCAATCCGCGAACTTTCGCTTGAGGCACTACCTGAGTCATGGCCTAACCTAATGAAGACTATGGCCAAGATTCAGAGTAACCCTGAAATCATCGGGCTGTACATGGAGGAACCCTCTGCGAGCGCAGACATGTCTAAGCTTCTTTGGAAGTTGGAGATTGCACTCTACAAGCAGGGTCTCACCGCCGAAGAAGTCTTCGTCATTGTTCGCAACGCTAAGTGCAACAAGTACCACTCACCACTACGCCCTAAGCGTTTGGATGCAGACGGCGACTTGTGGCGTGAAGTTCAGCGAGCCGGTGGTTCATTCCGCGAAGACGTTGCAGCTCCAATGCCAATCGACCTGACTGACATTGAGAAGCCGGTTGAAATCAGCAACATCAAGCCTCACTTCCTAACCGAATCAGAGCGCATGACCGTTATGGAGCACCGCAACTTCATCGATATCTACCGCGACTGGGCTACCAGCAAGACCGATGGTGCTATTGCCTATCAGAACGCATCTGCCTGGACACTGCTATCCTGCGTCTTCTCTGACGTTGGCTACGCTGTGCCGAAGTTCGGCAAGATGGGCTTGAACCTTTGGTTCATGGTCTTGGGTGAAACGACCTTGACCCGTAAGTCAACCTCTAGAAACCTCATGCTCCGTGCTGTGCGCCAGTACGAGAAGTTCTCTGGATACCAGATTGACATTGGTTCGGATGCAACACCTGAAGGCTTGACGGCCATCCTAGCGGAGCGAGACAAGCAGACTTCATTGCTTCACCGCGATGAGGTTCAGGGTATGTTCAAGGACTTTATCAACAAGACCTACATGGCCTCAGCTGCGGAGCGCTTTACCGAACTCTACGATGGACACGTACCTGTGACTATCCGTTCAGCAAAGGGCAAGACCCAGACGGAACGTGCTGAAACTAACTTCATCATGTACCTAATGGGTATCACTAGCAAGACCGCAGACGTGCTAACGACTGAGTATTTCCGTTCGGGATTCTTGGCTCGTTTCATCTACGTAACCGCACCAACACCACCTCGCACAAAAGAGTCTGAAGATATTCAACAGGCCGATGAGTACGAAGTCAACGTCCGAGACGAGACTCTTGAGTCGATGATGAAGGGCTTATCTGAAAGCGTTATGTGGTGGCAGAAGAAGAGTGCTAACGGGCCTCGCCCAGTACGTCTTAGCCAGCCAGCGCTTGAGCGATTCAATCAGTTCAAGTGGGAGATGGGTAACTTCTCAGAGGCACACCCAGAGAAGGAATCTATTGAGCCTTCACGCCAGCGCCTAGCGTTGTCGGTCTGGAAGTGTGCGGTTCTGCTTGCCATGTACGACAAGTACGAAGAAGTGCAACTTCGCCACTTGCTAACTGCAATCATGTACTCAGAAGAGTGGTTCTGGAACTTGACTCAGATGGCCGGAGCAATCTCTGCTTCAGAGTGGCAACGAGATGTTGACCGTCTTGAAACTCTTATCACTGACAAGGGTGGCAAAATTCGATACGAAGAGGCTTACAAGAAGTTCAGCGACAAGCGCAAGCGTGAGTTCGATGAAATGGTCCAGGCTCTTCACTCTCAGGCACGTGCGCAGTTGGTAGTAGAAGGTCAGAAAACTTATTTGGAGGTGGTTGTAAATGGATAGAGCAAAAGAGATGCAGGTTGCAGCTGCTCTAAATAAGGCAATCTGGCTTCGTGAAGCAGTCGATAAGTTAGACCGCGATGAACTGCTTACACACATTGTAGACATTGCTCGCTACGAGATATTCTCTAGCCGGCAATTGTCTGCGATTGTGGATGGAAAGATTCATCACTCGACAATTAGCAAGCTAATCAATAAAACAGATAGGACTGGAGGCAATCTAAATGTTGGCACTTTATATATACTTAGGAATGTACTTTACAGTCGTGCTAATCATAGTACCGATTACGGCCTTATTGCTGAGGCTGTGGGAATGGGAACTTCTCAAGGTATGGTATCAAAACTCACTGGCATCAATCAAGGAACGATTAGCAAAAAGATAAGGGGACTTGCACATGAAAATCGGTAGTCTCTTTTCGGGAACTGGAGCGCTTGACACTGCGGTGCAGGCAAACTTTCCAGATGCTGAAGTTGCATGGCACGTAGAGTGGGCCGAGGCACCGAGCAAGGTACTTGCTCACCGCTATCCAGATACGCCTAACTACAAAGATATTTCTAAGGTAGACTGGGAGTCGGTAGAGCCAGTGGATATCTTGACTGGCGGATTCCCGTGTCAGGACCTGAGCCATGCTGGAGCCCGCAAGGGCCTGAAGAATGGAACTCGCTCCGGCTTGTGGTCCGAGTACCACAAGGCAATCAATATCTTGAAACCAAAATACATCATCATCGAAAACGTAAGGGGATTGCTCAGTGCTAAAGCTAGTGGCGACATGGAATACTGCAAGACGTGTATGGGAGACAGCCCAGAAAATGTCATGCGAGCACTATCAGTCGTTCTCGCAGACTTGGCCGAGTCGGGGTATGATGCAGTCTGGCAAGATTTACGGGCTTCCGAAGTCGGAGCACCACACCAGCGACAGCGAATATTCATTGTTGCCTACGCCAGCAGTAGCCCACGTCCGTAACCATGATGAACCGCTAGAGAACTATCTCCAGCGCCGTCAGGACTACACAGACGGCAAGACCAAGGGAATGCCTGGTGCAAGCCTAGGCGTTGCGATTCGTCTCGCTGTCGAGGGCCGTGGCGTTGATGGCAAGCCGATGCAACTACTGCCAACTCCGGCAGCTCGTGACTACAAGGATGGCACTGCAGCTCATTATCGAGATGGCGTTGTGCAAACAGACACTGTGGCTAGAGCGGTATTCAACAGCGGCGAAGTAGACGGTCGTTATCTTGGCAAGTATCAAGAAGCGGTAGACCGATGGATTAAAATCATTGGCCAGAATTATCCAGACCCAGTTGTAAACGATGGCAAGGATGGGGGCCCTAGACTCAATGTTGATTTCGTAGCATGGATGATGGGCCTCCCAGAGAATTTCCTCAACGTAGAGGGAGTATCACGCAAAGAGAAAATGATGATGTGCGGAAACGGCGTGGTTGCACAGCAGGCAGAAGTAGCGATTAGTCAGTTGCTCAAAATAGTAGAGGAGCAAAATGGCAGTAGATAATATGAGCATGAGAGCAAAGTTTGAGGATGTCAAGTACGACATCAAAGCACTTGAGTTTCATGCACAGAAGTTCGTATCAGGTTCTACCTACATTCTAGCGAAGCAGTGCTATCAGCACTGGGCGCTACAGCAGGCAAGGACAACCTATGAAGTATTCAAGGAGGAAACTAATGTCGACAATTCTTAGTCTAGACCCAGGTGGCACTACAGGTTACGCAATCTTCGATGTGCAACAAGATGAGTTCCCAGAACTTATTATGCGCGGGCAGATTGCCGGTAGCCTTAAAGGCTTTATCGACTTCGTAGATGATGTCCTAAGCGACATCGCTATCGATGCCATCGTGTGTGAATCATTCACTTTGCGCGAAGGAGTTTACGGTGCAGACCTATCGCCGGTTTACATTATTGGCGCACTAGAAGGTATGTATGGTAAGCTAATACCAATCAAGTACCAAGAACCAAAGATTAAGCCTCTATGTGATGACAACCGTCTAAAGAAGATGGGCCTTCACATACCAGGTAAGCCTCACGCGAATGATGCGGTCAGGCACTTCGTCATCTCGATGAGGAACTCTAAACACATGCCGACTCTTGAAGCCGGTTGGAAAGACTAAGGCGCATGAAAGTACTATTTCTAGACCTAGAGACACGACCTAACCTTGCTTACGTGTGGGGGCTATGGGACCAGAATGTTGGTATCAATCAGATGGTTTCATCTACCGAAGTAATCTGTTTCGGTGCACGATGGGATGGCCAGAAGAAGGTCATCTTTAAGTCGGTTCACCACGATGGAAAGAAGGCAATGCTTGACGAACTCCACGCTCTTATGGAAGAGGCTGATGTGCTTGTTGGCTGGAACTCACAAGCCTTTGACAGTAAGCATATCAAGCGAGAATTTGTGGAAAACGGATACCTACCTCCATCACCATACAAAGAGCTTGACCTTATGCGAGTGGTACGGTCACAATTTAAGTTCCCCTCGAATAAGTTGGACTACGTATCGCAGAAACTAGGCGTAGGTAAAAAGGTTCAGCACTCTGGCTTCGACCTTTGGATTCGCTGCATGGCAGACGAGAAGAAGGCCTGGAAGGAGATGAAGGAATATCAGATTCAGGATGTAAACCTGCTGATTGACCTTTACAAGATTCTTCAGCCGTGGATTAAGCACCACCCACACCGCGCGTTGCACGATGAAATCGAAGGCGGATGTCCTAACTGTGCGTCCACTGACCTACAGCGCCGTGGAATTGCAAGAACCACGACCTCGACATACCAGCGCTTCCAGTGCAATAAGTGTGGCAAGTGGATGCGAGGTGCGAAGAGTGTTGAAGGCAGCACTACTCGCCCTATTTAGTCGCAACAAGAGGGGGTCTAGGAAACTAGACCCTTTCCTTGCGTCTAAGGAGCAGTTCATAGAGACCGTCTACAACGAAGAAGACGGGACAACAATCACAATCAAGTTCGCTTGCTCATGTGGTACAACGGTTCGTAGGCTTGAAGATGGATTCTTTGCCTGCGGTCACTGCGAGCGACCGTGCTTTGCCGGCAACTGCAAGGCTTGTAAGACACTTCATTCACTAGACCTATGGGCGGATACTGAATAATGCCAACTACAGACCTAAGTGGTGTATAATGTCACTATGGAAGAAAAAGTTTGCAATAAGTGCAATAAGGCAAAGCCAGCGAATACTAGATATTTTTATCAATACAAGTCTAAGGGCGGTGCACTTCGTGGGATATGCAAAGAGTGCACTAGCCCGGGGCCTGTAAAGAGAAATAAAAAAGAAGATGTATTCAATAGGTATGTAGTTGATAAAAACAACTGTTGGCTATATACATACTCTAAGGATGGGTTGGGTTATGGTGTGTTCTATTACCAGCATACAGCCTACAAGGCGCACAGGATTGCGTATGAGTTGACTAATGGCGGAATACCAAGTGGTCTAGTAATTGACCATCTATGCAGAACTAGGCACTGCATTAACCCAGACCACCTAGAGGCAGTCACGCAAAAGGAAAATGTGCGCAGAATATATCTAGCACCTCACTGCGCTACGTGCACATGCGAGAAGGAGATTCACAATTCCGACCTATGAATATAAATGTCCAGCGTGTGACATCATTTATACCGAGATTCGTGGTATGATGGAGCTTCAGCAGAAGAAGGAGTGCGACAAGTGCCCCTCTCTGCTGGTCAGGGTTTACAACGCACCAACCGTTACGTTTAACGGCAGTGGCTTTTATGCTACCGATAAAAAGAAATAAGGAGGAAACATGCCATACTACATTAGTAACACTCAAGAGAAGTGCAAGGGTGGATGGGCTGTAATTAGCTCAGACAAGAAGATTCACGGATGCCACCCGAACAAGCAGGCTGCAATCGCGCAGATGGTGGCAATCTCGCTGGCTGAAGACGTGGAGCCAGGCGGAACTTGGCCTAGTGACAAGAAGAAGCAGGAAGCAATCATGGCCGAGGCTGAAACCTACAGCCCGCCAGAGGGCGTTCAGAACGCTGCGAAGCGAGCACTCAAGTGGATTGCGGATGGCAAGGCCGGAAGCGGATTCACTGACGTAGGTCGTAGGCGAGCAAGTCAGTTGGCATCTGGCTCGCCAGTAAGCCGAGAGGTTATTGGCCGGATGCGTTCTTACTTTGCTCGACACGAGGTAGACAAGAAGGCGACCGGCTTCAGCTCTGGCGAAGATGGTTTTCCTAGTGCCGGCCGGGTGGCTTGGGACGCTTGGGGCGGAGACGCTGGCAAGAGCTGGGCAAACGGAATTAAAATAGACTAAGGAGGAGCACTTGGCAATACCGGAAATTGACGCGGTAAACCACCCATCGCACTATACCTCGGACCCGTCTGGGGTTGAGTGCATTCAGATTACCAGGCACCGAAACTTTAACATTGGCAACGCTATCAAGTATTTGTGGCGAGCCGGATTGAAGCAGTACAATATTGATGTCCAAGACTTGCGTAAAGCAATCTGGTATATTGAAGATGAAATTAAGCGATTGGAGGGCTAATGACAAACAATATTACATTTAGAACCGATGTCACTGTAGACCTCGTACAGGCGATGGCAAGCGATGATGCAGTAGTTATGGCAGCTCGTGTTTCAAGCGGCTCAGAGAACGATTCTGACCGCAATGCGGGCCTAATTAACTACCTGATGCGAGACCGACATGGCTCGCCGTTCGAGCACAACGCATTTACATTCAGAATCGAAGCACCCATCTTTGTGTTCCGCGAGTTCATGCGTCACCGTATCGCTTCGTACAACGAGGAGTCGGGCCGCTACAAGCAGCTGGACCCGGTGTTCTACGTTCCGGCGCAGGAACGCAACCTTGTGCAGATTGGTAAGGTCGGCGCTTATGAGTTCGTACCTGGTGATGCAAGCCAGACGGTTCGCGCACAGAGGGCAATGATGGCCAATGCCGAGGATGCGTACGGCAAGTACCTAATGATGATGGATAATGGAATCGCCCGCGAGGTTGCTCGCATGGTTCTCCCTGTGAATATCTACTCAAGTATGTATGTTACAATGAATGCCCGCAGCTTGATGAACTTCCTGAGTCTTCGCACAAAAGACGAGACAAGCGCATATCCTTCATTCCCTCAGCGAGAGATTGAAATGGTTGCGGAAAAGATGGAAGAGTTCTTTGCCAAGAAGATGCCATTGACCTATGAATCATTTAAGAAGAACGGTAGAGTAGCACCATGACACAGCCCAAAGTAACGGTATACACAAAACCAGCATGCGTTCAATGCGACCAGACAAAGAAGTATCTGGACAAGCACAGTATCGTTTATGAAACAATCGATGTAAGCCTTGATGCTGAGGCGCTCGAATTCATTACATCGCTTGGCTACATGGCTGCACCGGTAGTAACGTTTGGCGATAATAGCTGGTCAGGTTTCCGGCTTGATAAACTAGCGTCAATTCACAATTAAATAGATAAAGCAAAACCCCCGAGTCACCTCTAGCTCGGGGGTTTTGTCTTGTGTTTTACCTTGTCGGGATAAACCTACGGCATTAGCATTATTGCAACGCCAAGCGCCGAAATAACTACAGAGAAAGCGGCAATAATGATAGCAATCTTGTTGCTCTTGTCATCACGCTGCGTCTTGAGCTGGTGAACATCTAGTTCAATCTCATTGATACGAAGGTCTTGAGCGTCAAATTTCTTTTCCATACGGTCTTGCGATTCACGCATGTTGCGAACGCTCTCCTCAATTCTTCCGAGAGTTACATAGAGTTCCGGTGATTCTGACATTTACTTCTGCTTGTCGGCTTCGTCTTGCAACTTAGCGAATGAAGAGTTCAATTCTTCAACCGATACTGCGCCATCGTTTAGGTAAGCGCGAGAGATTTCCTCCGCGATTTCCATTACGCCAGTGAAGGCAGCCATGATAGCGGACTGCCAGAATGCTAGGCCAATAGCCGAGCCACCAACAAACGCGCCACTAATCTTTAGGATTATGTACGCAATAGTACGACCTGACAGGTCTTTTACGACACTTCTGTCCATTTTTTCTCCAATGTTAGCGCCCATTGGTTAAGTTATATCTATTGTATCTGTATTAGACGGCCTTAGCGGCTGCCTTTTTAGCCTGGTATTCGGCCGCAACCGCTTCTGCCTGAGCCTCATTGTGCTCTGGGGCTGGTGCAATAAGCGCCTCTTCTGGAGTGGCAATAGGAGCAGACGCAATGGCCTTCTCCTTGGCAATCAATGCCTTGAAGAATGCAATCGGCTCAATGTAGTTCTTGCCAGCAGCGTCCCAGATGTGAGACTTGCCGAGGCGAAGTTCCCAGTGAAGGTGCTTACCGGTTGACATGCCGGTGGTGCCCATCTTGCCAAGAGGCATACCAGCAGTTACCTTCTGGCCCTTCTTGACCTTGATGGTGCCATCCTGCATATGAGCGTAAAGAGTGGTGTAGAACTTGCCGTCAATCTTGTGAAGAATAATTACGAAGTTACCAAAGCCACCGCCTGCAGCGGTAGACTTGCGAGCTTCAATAACCTTGCCGTCGTAAGGTGCTTCAATCCAGCATGGTTCGTGGTGCGACCAGATGTCGGTTCCGTTGTGGTGCTTCTTGGTCTTCTGCACAGGGTGGATACGCCAGCCCATTAGCGAAGTAATCTTAAAGTCTTTGCCTAGTTTTCCATCAATTGGAAATTGCGCCTTAGCCATTATTTATCCTTAGATTGCAGAGTAGGTGCTTGCCATCCAGACAAGCTTTAGGTTTGTTTCAGCAGTACTGCCAGCCAAGCGGTGAACGCGGGCCGTAAATGCGGTAGTAGTAGGTGCGCCGAGAATAGTTGCAGAATATGGGCTTGCTGTAGAGCTGCCTTGCACCGTGGCCACAACGAATGGTGCAGCAGATAGCGTGTCATTAAACGGCACAGCGATGTCCACATACCCGCCAGTTGCCGCTGGTCCGGTAAACGACTCAGCGCCACCAATTACACCAACGTTGTCGGCAGTGTTTGCTAGGTTTGCAAAGTGAGTTTCAAGTGGTGCGATGTTATCGCTTGAGGTTGGGTAAGTTACGCCCTTATTAGTAATAGCCATATACTTATTATACCTTGCTTTCCAGCGCTTCGATGCGAGCCGTCAGCGACTTGATAATGCCGTCTTGGTGCTTGACTGCCGATACCAGCGCTGCGGTCAACTCGGCGTAGCGAACGCCATCTGGGCGTTTTGTACCATCAGGCATTGGCTGGTATGACACAAAAGCATCTAGCGCCGTGCCCGCAATTTCTTCCGCAATAAAACCAGGGTAGAAAATTGCATTTTCATTTAGCTCCGCTTCTTCCTTTAGTCGGAATAACTTAGGCTGAAGCGCAATAACAGCATCGTAGTCAAACTCTGCATTGCTTATGTCTTGCTTGTATCGAGCGGATGATGAGGTGCGAATAAACGTACCAGTATCGTTGACGGATGCAGTTGTTGTTCCACCGCCAATATAGGCTGTTCTTTGAAGGCCACCAGCAGTTGAAATTGTTCCAGTAGATGAAATACCGCCATTATTTGTAATGCCAGTTGTATTTATTCCTGAAGTAAACTCAACCAAGTTTGCAAATAAAGCATTTCCAAGGACAGTAGTTCTAGTGTTTGAAACTGTAATGTCATTTGCGCCGCTTGAGATAGACGCACCAGTTCCATCTATGTCAATAGAGCCGTTAATCCCGGCGAGGAAAAAGCTGCTACCGCTTCCGTACAAAGTTGCCACAGTGCCGCTACCGCCATCGACGGTAAGCGAGGTGCCAGAAACTTCAACACGAGCACCAGATGCCGCACTCTTAATGGTGTTACCAATTATGTTGATACCGGTAATCGTGCCACCTTGGATGTTGCTTGCGTTTACAATGGTGCTACTGCCTGGAGTGCCGAGGCTAGTAATAGCGTTGATAGCATTATTCGCAGTGGTTGCTGCGCTGTTTGCTGTAGCAGCAGCGGCTGCGGCATCATCTGCTGCATCTTGGGCCTGCTGAGTTGCGATTACAATAGCAGCATCGGCAACAATCAAATCATTTACAGTCTTGTCAATGCGCTTGTAGTTGTTCTCAAGCTGGACATCGCGGGCTGTGTTGTTGATGCCGTTGGCCTTGATGTTTGATTCTACTGTTTCGATACGCTTCTGCACGTCACGGGCCCACGGCTGTGCCGTAGACGGAAGGTTGCTATTTGGAAATACCATTACACGCTCTTCATAAGTGGGATAATTGTAAACTCGTTAAACTTAAGTGTATCACTAAAGTATACATCAGGGTCTAGCGCGGTTGATTTAAAGTTCGCAAAGGTCTTACCCAACCAAACTGAGTTGAAGTCAGAGATGCTCGCTGATGCGTTCGCTGTAATTGAAGTGCCTTCGGCAGAGTACTGAGCGGCCGTGATTCTGAAGCGGTTGCTGTCAACGGTTCTCATGGTTCCAGGTGTCGAACCAAACGGCAACTGCTTTACAACGGTCTCTGATAGTTGTACAGATGGACCACAAACCTTCTGGGCTGCAGCAACTCCGCGAATCGCTAGGTCGCTCCTCTTAGTGATAAATGGATTATCGATTGCCGATACCTCTGACTTGGATGTCAGTGAAGACGATGCACCGGTCTTGAATGTAACATTTTTCTTGTCGAAGAATACGCCAGTACCGGTAATGTAAAACGCTGGATATTCCGAGCCATCCGCCTCTTCAATACCAATCTTATAAGGCGCTAGGCCTTGGCCGCCAGCAGCCTTCTCGATGGACGAAACTGGAGGAGCTGTAACGGTAACTTCAATCTCTGTGGGATTTTCAGTAAGCTTGACCTCTACCTTTCCACCAAGAGAGTTCCACTGGGTTGGGCTGATAGGCAAGTTGTCCGTGCCAACGACTACGTACTGGCCAGTAATGCCAGTGTATGGGTATGGTGTAATGGTGCTAACGCAGACTGGCTGATTTACAGAATCAAGCGATGCATTTACGCTGAATCGCTTAGTGATTGTGTCTCCAGCCTCTACCTGCATTGAGTCGGCAATCGAAACATTCTTAGGGTTGTAGCCCATGACTTCAACTGTATCTGAGATATCTCGCACAATGCCATTAGTCTTGTAGCTCGTGTTGTAGTTCGAGATTGTGACTTCTTCTGCCGCTTCGTAAGCATTTACATTTAGTGAGGCTGTTTCAATCTCTTGGTCGTAGGTGGCATCTGACTGCTTTGCCTTGCGGAAAACAAGTTCGTCAACATCTACATACATCTCTAGGCCGATGTTATCGGTTTCGCTTAGGCTAACTCCGGCACAGAGCATCTTAAGGTGTTCCCAGACGTTGCCATTCCAGCCGATAAAGTTAACCGGAATTGCCTGCAGCTCAGTTGACAGCGGTCCATCGATTACCGGTGTAACACCAACAAGTTCGCAGTAATATTGAATTGCGGTCAGCAGGTTGCCGGTGTCCCCGCCGTGCATCTTAGCGGTGCGCTCCACGTTCAGGCGAGACTGCAGGGTGTCTCCGGTTACAGAAATAAATCCATCAGTGTTTGATGTTTGCTTTACCTGAAAGCGGATTGACCCACGAGCGTCATCGGTAAGAGTCATAGTGTTGTTGATTAGCAGATTGCTATTTGGGTGAGTGTTACCAAGCTTGTCCTCTGACCTAGCGGGCGCAATAAAGTTTACTTGGCCAGTTCCGCCAGAGATTTCCGATGGGTCTAGGGAGGTAACATCTTCAGCGTATGAGTACGACTCTATGCTTTTTGTTGCTACAGCTCCGCTGCCAGTGTCGTTAGTAACTGAAGGATACATTATACCTCTACTAGGCTAGTCGACATGCCGATTCTGCCGTTGCCAATCGCAGACGAGTAGTACTCCATCTGGGGTGCAGCAGCAAATTCTAGGCCGGTAGTTCCACGGCCAGTAATAAAGTCCCCAGTTGCCACAGCAGCAGTCTCTGGAAGAATCTGTGCAATCATTCCAGTAATCTTTACACCGGTTGTTGCGCTGGTGGTGGCTACGAAAATCTTTACATGAGAATAAGTGTCGCCAAGAATCTTGGTATTGGTTCTGATTGAACCACCGGCAGTAATCTTTGCTGGATTGATTGCAGTAGCAGCCTCGCCAGTAGAGCGTAGATATGGGACAATGCGGATGCCTGTCGAAGCGCCATCTGCTGGTCCATGCCAACCAAAGTTTAGGGCGTAGTCCTTAGGGATGATGAGGGTAAGCTGCTCTTCAGACTCGTAGTTAGCAGCGGTGTCAAACTCAAGGTACTTGCTAGGGAAGTTCTTTGCAACGGCCTCTGGTACAAAATATTGTACCAGACTAGGGACAATCTCTGGCCACTGTGACTCGGCCAACATAGGCACAGCCCAGTGAGGTGGCAGGATGTTGCTGTCCACGGCGTATGGGTCATTCCAGTAGAATGGGCCATCGCCATAAACGCCATCATGGAAATCTTTGATTGTGTTTAGGTTCTGCTCGATGTAAGAGTCATTCATTTCGCCAAGCCATGACATGTCAAAGCGGCGGTGAGAAGCCTTAGAGCGGCGCACGAAGGCCCGACCATTGAGAAGCTGAGATTCCTTAGACCAGTTCTTCGCATCGCCCTTCATGCCAGTGCTAGGGGCTTTAATCCAAGTCTGCTTTGTCTCGTTGCCAAAGTAAACCTTACCCATTAGTTGCTTCCTCTCTGCGCCAAGACTGCATTTCCAGAATTGGTTGACTGAGCGATTTTCTTATCATCGCTGTATAGTGTAATCGGACGGCTTGTAGCGGCGCGAAGCAGCTGGCGGTCCTCTGGGCTCAAGTATACTACAGAAGACTGCTGGGAAGCCATTGTCGGACCAAATCCAGAGTTACCCTGCTGCACCTGCATGCGGTTTAGCGCATTCATAAAGTCCGTACCGTAGTGCTGCACAGCATTGGCTTGAATTACATACTCGCCGTTAGACAGTCTGGCTGGGATTGAGTCGCTTGTTGCTGACCCTGGTCCGGACACGTATCCACCGGTAGCATAGGCGTTCATGTAGGTTGGGCCCGTTACGTGGTCTAGCCACTGTGGCCCATAGGTTGACTTGAACGCAGCAATATCAACACGCAACTTCTGGACTTCTTGGTGCACGAAGTTATAGCGGCGAGGGTTGAAGAATGCAGTCCAGCCGTTGTCTTCTTTTAGAAGCGACTCTAGTTCGTTTACCTTTTTAACGGTAGACATAATAAGCGACTGGGATGGAGTCCTTGAGGCGTTAGCCTTCGCCTGAGCCGTTGCTGCCGCGCTTGGCTCCTTGCTAACTACTGCAGCCGGAGCCTTTGGGGTAGTAGGCCCACTAGGGTTGCCACTTCCAGCATTGTTTACAATGCCAGTATTAATCTTGATGTCTGGAACTACAATCTTTGCAAGTTCCGCATTGGTGTAGCCAACAAAGTCCTTGACTGCCTGCAGCGCAGGGTCAGTAAAAACGCTGATTGTGATATCCTTTGGAACGCCGTTGATTACAGTGGTGAAGTCAGACTTGAAGTAGCCTACATACTTTGTGAGTTCATCCTTAGCGAAGCCAAGCTGAGTTCCTTGGTCCATAAACTCGTCTGCAAGTTCTGCAGCCTCATCCTTCAGAGTCTGAGATGATGCACCTGTGCGGGCAAGCGATAAGAGGTACTCGTTACCAGCCGAAACCAAACCAAGAATTCTTGCTCGGTTATCAATTGCGCTCTGGCTCTTACCCTCTAGAGACATGCTTGCAGCGTCAGTGGCCTCAGCCTGCTTCTTTTCCTGCTCGGCAATGTCTGTGTTAATCTTGTCAAGCTTCGCCTGAATCGAGTTTGCACGAAGGGTGTCTCCGTACTTGATTGCGACACCAAGCTGGTACTGCAGGACTCCCTTGTCAGCCTTTAGTGCTGCAATAGAATCAGTGGCATCCTTGACGGCCTTTGCGGCGCTGTCTGCAGATTCCTTGATTGAGTTGAAGGCAGAGGTGATTGAGTCGCGTGATGTCTGCACACCGTAGCGGTTCTCGAATGCATCCTTAAGAACCTTTGATAGGTCGGATACATAGTCGCCAATCTTCCTGATGTTCTTGGCTTGCTCGGTAGCGATACCGTTGCTAATGCTGTTGTAGACTGCCGCAATTTCCTTGGCGCTAGTCTTGCCCTTGGTCTTTGTTGCCTTGATGGCTTCATCGATGAGGTTGAATGCGATGCCACCAGTTACGCCAGCCCTTGTAAGGGCTGCACGAAGTGCGGCTAGGTTGCCGGTGAATACCTTTAGGTCGCCACCAGAGCCCTCTTTGAAGGCTGTGATTGTGTCCTTGATTGACTGAAGGTTCTCTCGCATGCCCTTCGAGGTGTAGCCAACAGACTTGCCGTTGGTTGCGAGCGACTGACCTAGAGAGTCTAGGGCATCCTGGATTCCAGAGCGAACATCATACTTGCGGAAGACCTTCTGAAGAATTTCATCAAGCTTCTCAAGGGCGGTCTTTGCGCGACCAGCACTTGATGAGGTGTCATTAAGGCCAGCTATGACTGACTGAATATCAAATGTAGCATCGGCAGCAGTTGCACCAGTTGCAGCAATTGCATTAGCAATCATCTGCATTGCAACGACAGAGTTGATACCAGCGGCAATCATGCTCTTAGCAAGTGCGTTCAGGTTATTAGCAAGAACCTGCTGGTCACCGTTTGCGGCCTGAGTCACAGCGGCGATTACGCCACCTAGGTTGGCAATGTTTGTGCGCCCAGACTCGCTGTAGACGCTAAAGTCGTTCTTGCCCTTTTGCAGGCCCTTGCCAAGTTTGAATAGAGCCTCTTCAATAGAAGAGCTTGCATTGATTGTACGCTGCGACTCATCGACCATGCCGGCGAGTTCATCACGCAGCATAGCAAATTCACGAGCGGTTTCGATGCTCTTCTTCTTGACGGCATCAAGCGGTGTCACGGTCTCGCTAGACGCATCCTGCGCATTTACAAAGCCTTCGACAACTAGGCCGATGATTGTAACAAGAGCGCCAATACCAGTCGAGATTAGCAATCCTCGGATTGCGGTCTTTAGAACATTTACGCCAGCGGATGCGGTAACTGCGGCCACGCCAACACCGGCCTCAGCAACCGTCAAGCCTCGCATTGCAGCAGAGGCAGCGACCGTGGCAGGTGACACTCCGATAAGTGCACGGAGGAAGCCCATAATGCCGGTAGTTGTACCACCGTTTACGATGCTGAAGTTGATAAATGCAGTCCTAAGCGCAAGCATGCCACCAGCACCGGCAAGTGCTACGGTTGCAATCGAGGCCAATGCGCCAATTGCAGCAATAAGGCCAACCGTAATGCCGGCGATTGCAGACATGAAGTCGCTCTTGTTGAACATAGTGGTAAGTGCATTGTTTACATTCGTAATGGCATCTAGCACACCACCAATTACGCCGACAAAAGCATCGTTGCTTCCCATTGAGGCCATTAGGTTTTGGAATGAGTTCTGAAGCATAGTCAACTTAGAGGCAAGGTCTTCAATAATCTTGCCGGACGCTTCATCCAGGAA